CTTTGAGGGGGGATCTGCCTGCTCGAGCTTCTTGCTGTGTTTCTCTGTTGTGGTGCCAGTGGCAGAGGGTTCGCACCATGTCTACGGTTGTTTGTTCGCCGGCGTGCCAGCGTCCGTAGTGTGCGGCTTCGAGCTGGGTGGTTTCCCTGCACCTGCCGCCGTCTCGGGTTGTGGCGGTGCATTGGTGGCCGTCGCGGTCTAAGCATTCTCGACGTACTTTGTCTGGGACGTGCTTGGTTCTGTTGGCCCATACCATTGCGGCGTCCTCCGGCGTATGGTGTGCGGATGAGGTTTCTTCCGCTGCTGCTTGTTGTTCCGCTTGCTGGGTGTATTCAGCTTGGCGGTGATGGGTCGCCTGCCGAGTCAGAACCTTCTGGCGTGCGCAACTATTCGATGTTGCCTGCCGAGTTCGGCAATGGGACTTTCGTCGCTGGGGTCGATGTTCAGCCGGGTACTTATCTGCAACTCGAGCAGCAGCCCAATTGTGAGTGGGTGACTGGCGTGGATGGTGACCCTGGTCAGTCGGGTAGCGGTGATGTTGTTCTTGACGTGGGTGAGACGATTGAGGCGGCGGGTTGCTCGACGTTCGTCAAGGCTGATTAGGTCGCAGTTCGCATCGCGGCTCGTGCCGCTCAGTAAGGCTGGGCACGACGAAGTGTTCCCCGCACCATCTACACCGCCAGGGGTTGATCTGTGCGGTATCAACCGTCATGCGGGGCAGTCGCAGGTGTTGTCCATGCCGGCGAGTGCGGCGAGGATTTCTTGGCGGGTGAGTTCGGCAGTGTTTGATCGTTGTTCGGCTTGTGCGACACCGGACTCGTGGATGCGCTTCTGTATGTCGGCCATGTATTTCACCCGGTCAAGGTTGAGGAGCTGCTGTTCAGCGGTGTGCTTGTCCACTAGCGGGTCTCCTGCAAACGGCTTAGCGCGCTGTCATACATTGCTGCGATCCGCTTCTGCTTCTCATGCGGCGCTTGCTTGTATGCGTCCCAGAGCTCTGCGACGTGCTGTTCAAGCGTGACCGGCTCCCCTTTGTCCATCAGTCGTCTTCTTCCTCGAAGGACAGCGTTTCGACTTCCTGCCCTATGGCGAGCAGTCCGCGCGTGGTGACGAAGCTTTGACCGGTGGGGGTCAAGACGCCGACTGCGCTGTTGTCTTCCCGTGCGAGGGCGATCGACTGCCTATGGGTGATGAGTACCCAATCGCTCACGTAGTCGCCGGGTGACACGGTTTCGTAGTAGGTCTTGATTTGCGCGTTGAGCAGATCCTTCGCGGCCTGCGCTTCGTCATCATCCACTTTCAGCCTCGGGCGGCACCGATGTAGAAGCGGCCAACCTGGATCTCGGAGAACCAACGGTCGGCACGCAGACGGACGCGGCTGGTGTCGGTCTTGCCGGCGTAGATCGTCATGGTGTCTCCTCTGTTTGCGGGCGTGCGTATAGGGCGGGCGGCAGAGGGGAACCCTTGGGCTCAACCCTCCACCGACCGCGCTTGCCGGGAAGATCCCGCGCTATTCAGTTGTGCGCGGCTATAGGCCAAAGGCCCACACCGCATGACGACGAGTGCCGGACTCGAACCGGCTCTGTACTGCGGCTTACCCGCAGCGCCTCCACCTCAGGGCTTACCCGCCGCCTTGCCCCGTACCGTCGCGGTGGGGTGTCCCGCTGCACTGGAAGCCCGAAAGCCCCGAAGTGACGTTCATTGTGTGGTCGGCTACCTCGGATTCGAACCGAGACTGGACGCGGTTTGAGCGCGTTGCTTCTGCCAGTTGAGCGAGTAGCCGGGTGGCCGCCAGACCTCACGGCCTCCCGGAACCCCGGCAGTCTTGTGAGGCCCAGCGTCGCTCTCACCCGTGGATTCGAACCACGAACCGTCCGATTAACAGTCGGATGCTCTGCCATTGAGCTAGGCGAGAATGTGCCCGTTTGCATGCACAGTATGGGCTTCCTGCTGAGGATGGTGAAAGCATCCCCAAGGTGGTGACCCTGCGCGATTCTGACCGGACTTGAACCGGCGACCTCCGCCGTGACAGGGCGGCGCTCTAACCAACTGAGCTACAGAACCAAACCCAGATCGTCAACCCGAACGACTACCTGGGCGTCTAGTTGTTGCCGACTTGTACCGTCGAGCACACGCATCCGTCCGGCCCGCAACACGTCGGGAACACGAACACGCCATGATGCGCCGGCACGAACACCGTCTGCGGCTTGTCACCCATCAGACGACCGCCCGCATGAGTGCCTTCATCTGCTCGTACGTGATGGGGTCAAGGTGCTCCCGCATCGAGAAGCCCTTACGTTCCACCGGGTGAGGCAGCAGCTCCTCAACATGATCCGCAGCCGCCATCACCGTTTGCGTATCCGCATCCACGTGCGGCTCGAGCACGACAGCAGGCACACGCTCACTACGCAGATAGTCCAACGCGTCAGACGTTGACTCGCTCATTCGTCGGCCCCTTTCAGGCACGCACGCAGATCATCAAACAACGGCTTCAAATGCGGGTGGCCGTACTCGAACAAGTCAAGCTGCACAAGCGTCATCGTCCGACGCGCATACAACCGGGCGAGCTCGTCAAGGAACCGGTCCTCGCGACGCTGCACGTCCACCATCAGCGGATGGCCCTCGAACGGGTCGGATCGAGATACTTGGTCGTTCCCCGCACCCAACCGCCACAGTTCTTGCACCCGTACAACTGGTACCGCTGCACGTTCGTATGCGCCATGTCCGACCGCTCGAGCTTCGTAGAGCCGCAGTACGGGCACGACAACCCATCCCCGGTGAACATGCCCAAGTGCGGGGCGTTCGTAAGCCACGGCAGCAGACGCAGATACGCCTTCTCCGTAATTACGACATCGCCGCGGTTGTACTTCTCCATGACAGCCCACGCCTTAGCGTCACCGGCCATGCAATCAACCCACAGGTCGAAGCCCTGATGCTTGACCTTCGCACCCACACCGGACTGCTGCACGAGGTAGTCGAGCTTCCGCGAGGGCAGGTCGAAGCGGCCCTTGTTGGTCTTGATGAGGTCGATGCTCTTGAACGGGCGAGGCGGGGCCATACCCAACAGCATGAAAGCGTTGTTGAGCTTCTTGATGTCGTATCGGTCGCCGTTATAGGTCACAACGATGTCGGCTTCTGACAGAAGTTCGTGCGCCTTCCGCACCATCTGCTCGTAGCCGTCCTTCTGCTCCGAGTAGAACAGAACTTCCTTGTCACCCATCCACTTAGCGGCGAAACACATCATCCCGCCGTGGTCGATGATCTGACCGATGCCGATGTTCTGGTCCCATAGGCCCCACGAGTACACCTGCATGGGTTTCGACTCGATGTCGAGGGTCAGGATGCGAACGTTCTTAGCCTCACGCGCAAGCCGCGTACCCGCAGCTCGCAAACTCATTTCTCGTCCCAACAGGCGCACTGTCGGCGGCGATGATGGCCGATGATGCCCTCTGACAGTCTGATGCCCTCAGTGGCGAGGGTTCTCGAGATCCATGTTGCGTCTTCACCCGAGTCGATGCTTTCCCTAAACCAGGCGAGGTCGTCGCCTTCGAGGGTGTTGAGCATGCGCGAGACGCCGCACCGGTTGCCGCCTCGCTGCTTTTGGATTGTGTTTGCGGTTTCACGGAGCGGCATTGCGCCCTCATTTCGTGTGCTGAAACTTTGGGGGGTTGCCTGTCGCGGCCCTCGCGCTGCAATTCGCTAAGTATGTGCGCGTGTGTGGTCAGCGGGGGCCGGCGACGGCAAGAAGAAAGCCACCTACCCTCGTGGGGTGGTGGCTGGTTTGGGGGCTTCCGGTTTTTGAGACAGTTGTAGGAAGCAACCCAATAGTACACGTTTTCGGGGCAATATCATAGAGTCCCGAGAAAACACAACTACGGCGTGTCGCGTTTGCCGTAATGCTCGACCAATTTCTCTACTGCCCACTTCCGCTGATAGTCGCGGTCAAGGTAGGTGCCGTCTTCGGCGTAAACGCCCCAAAACGTGTGATGGCTCGAGCCGGTAGACGGGCCCCGATTCCGGCCGGTCGGGTCGTTGCGGGCCCTGCCCGACTGCACATAGCCGATTCGGTAGCCGTCGAGAAACACGTCGTACCGATTACCGTCAAACCAGCCAGTCGGAACTTTCTTTAGGGCGATCGCATGCGTCTCGTTGTTCATGCTGCTTCGATTCCCATCTGCTTGAGAGCTTCACCATCAACCGTAGCGCCAAGGTGAAAGCCCAGGGTCAGAAGTTGCTTAGCCCCAACCCACACCTCACCACACCGCTGACACTTCGCCTCCGGCTGCTCCGACCGCACGTAGTACACGATCAACGCCGACGACTTCCCACCATCCGGCGCATACACGAACCGTTCCTCACAGTGCGGGCACGCGCCGATCAGTTCCTTCACCGTGGGCGGGTCGAACAGGTTCCAAATCTGCTCACGCCACTGCGGGAACTGCTGACTGATGCGGACGAACGTCACATCATCCACCTGCCCTGACGCGCGCAACGCTTGGAGGAGGCCGGCGAGCTCGCGCACGAGATCCTTCAGATCTTCAGACGGACGCGACTTCGACAGTTCCCGCCACCACGCACGCGACTGACCATCAATCGTCTCGTACAGGGTGAACGCGCCCAAGTCGAGCAGGTTCCGCTCATTCGCCGCACCACCACCCGACGACCGTTCACCGATGTTCGACCGGATCATGTCGTGCAGCATGTCCAACAAGGGCGCGTGCTCCACGGGGACGTATCTCGAGTCGCCGTTGTCGGTGACCGTCACCACGTCTGTCCAACGACGGGTCAAAGCATCTACAGCTTCACTCATCGACATTGGGAACCTTCCTCCCGTCTGGCTGGGGGTCCATCTTTTTCCAGGCCGTTGCAGACCCGTCGCGATTCACTTCGTGCGACTCCCACCAGAGGACTTCATGCGCGCGGAGGTCGTGGAAGTAGCCGCCCCAGTTCACGTCGGGCTTGGTGAAGATGTAGTTGAACGGGAGCGGTCGGCCGTTCCGGTTCGTGATCGCCCGATACTCGGTGGTCATTAGTCGCCTCTCCTCTTCCATCGCCTTGTGAGCGCGTCTACGGCTTCACTCATCGCAGTCACGTCGTCTCCTTCCGCGCGTCCATGTAGATCACGATCGACTCATCGTCGGCTCGCACGTGGTACGCGTCGTCCGTTTCCGAGTCCAGGCCGCGCTCCACGATCGCCTGTCGGATGTTGTGTAACGCATACTCAAAGTTCTTCGCGTCACACGGGACAGCGATTGACCATTCATGGCGAACCGTCTTGACCTTCCGGTATTTAGGCACATCAGGCATTGGGCTGTCGTCCTTCCCGAATCTCAACAGCACGCGCACCGATGCAGGGGCAGTGCTTCGCCCTCGCGTCCCACCCTTGCTGCCAACCCTTGTCGAGTGTCTGCGCCTCAAGTTCGGCAACGAACCGATCGAACGCAGCTCGGCGCTCCTCCGGCGTTGGCTGTGGAAGCGCGCCGGAAACGACCGTCGCGTAGTAGTCATTCGCGAATGACTCCCGCACCTCTTCGAGAGTCGGCGTGTAGTTCTCCATCAGAAGGGCGTGGAGTCCGAGTACGTGCCGGGTGTGTTCCACGAGTCCGCCTGCACCGGCTCCGACTGGCCCTGAGCAGCCCCCTGCGACCCGATACGCGGGCTGTTCACACTCAGCTCGACCGACGTGCGCTGCTGTCCCTCACGGTCAGTCCACGGCTCCCCAACCTTCGCCCCCAGGAACCCGGACACGTCGATCTTGTCGCCCACGTTCAGTCCGTGCGGCTGGTCGAACCACACCGTGAACCGTGTCTGCCCCGTCTTGCCCTTCGACTCCCACTTCTCCACGACCTGCACACCGTGACCGCGCGAGTTCACGCGAGCCACCTCAACCTGCTTCAACGAAACCAGGGCCATTAGTTGTTCTCCTTGTTGATCTCCGGGCACGCTTCCGTCGCCCACCGAAACTCCGAAACCGGCTTCCCACACTTCAGACACCGGTTGCCTTCGATCGAAACCGGGTGCGTGTTCGTTGTCAGGGTCATTTGTTCTCCTCAGTGATGCGGTAAGGGTTCCTTTTTGGCGCCCACGAAACTTTCCTGCCGAACGAAATGCGCTCTGACTCTGCACCCTTCGTCCAGCCTTCGTCCCATGCGTCGGCTTTCACCTGACGGGTATACGCAGCGAACCAACGGTCAAACTCTGGGGCGCTATCCGGGTTCCACTGAGCCTCGCCAAGGCTGTCGAACTCCCAGCAGTACGCCTCCTTGATTTCGGCGGCGCTAGGCGTGTAATCGCCGCCCGGTGGCACCTTGACCGGGCCGAGGACAGAGCCGTAGGCGATACCCACGGGGGCCGTGTGCTTCTTTTCGTCGTTCATGCTTGTCCCTCCCGAATCTCGGACGCACGCGCACGGAGCCAATCAGCGCCGCCGCGCATTGCATCAACATGGGCCTTGCCGTTCGGACCCGGAATGAAGTTGCATTCCGTCCAATCCGCCGACCGCTCCATGTCGCCTGCTGCTGCTTCGAGTGCTTCCGCTTCCACCACTGCACGGTCAGCCGCAACCGCCTCAAGAGCATCCGCCAAATCCAGCAGCAGTCTCGGCTCCGGCACGAAATTGTACGAACGCTTATCATCACGAACCACCGCGCGTGCTTCTGCGATGAGTGTCTTGTAGTCGCTCACCGGTCAACCCCCATGAGTGCCAAAATCGCGTCAGCAACCTGCTCGTCAGGCGTGTACTCGCCCGCCCCATACTCGTTGCGGCTTTCGTAGAGCACTGCGATCAACTGTTCCCGGCTCGGCATCTTCCGCCAACCCTCAGCGATCAGAACATCAGCCTGAGCGTCGTACAGGTCATCCGCGCGACTCACATCAGTCATGGCCGCGTCGAGTGCCACCACTGCGAGAAGCCGCGCCAGTTCGTCTCGTGCGTTCACTGCTCCACCCCCCAAGCAGGCTCAGAGGTTCGGGCAGCCTCGAGCATCATGGCCCGAAGCGCGGCTCCGAGACTGAGGGCGTTCCCGTCCTCTTTCGCGATCTCGATAAACATCGCCGCGAGCTCGTTGCACTCGGCCGTAAGAAGGTCGCGGTTGAAGCGATCATGCGGGCGGTCAAGCAGGCCACGCGCATAGTCCAGCGACCGCTCATAGCCGCTGCTGACGCCCGTGATGTTGAGCGGTTCGCCTACAAAGAACTGGTTTGTGTCAGCCACGCTGAACCAGTCAAGGTCGCCGCTCATGTCCCCATCTCCTGCCTTCTTTGCTGCTTCGCTACTCACGCCAACCTCCGTTTGCTTTCACGTAGAACGTGTCCGGGCTGAACCTCGCCATGCGTTCCTCGTACTCCGCAATCCAGGCCCTCGCCAGCTCACGGCAATCCGCCTTCCGCTCAGCCTCAACCACCATGAACGGTGCCACGGGATACCAGCCGGGCGGCCGGATACTTGCCCGCCAAACCTTCATGGTCATGCCGCGCGGAACCTTCTCGAGATCAACCCGCCAACTACTCATGCGGCCCTCCTAGACCAACGCTCAACCGGGGGGAAACCCGCCGCAACCAACTGCTCGTCGTACCTGCCGGTTTCCACGGCCCACTTCACCGGGTCATTCCACGCCGCACACAACTCGTTCCAGTTCGCGGGCATCGGAGCCGAACCAGGAGCCGCATGCAACGCCCTATACCCGCCCGGCGTCGTATCGTTCGACGGGTTCCGCGCCTCCCGAGTCCGCTTGATGCCCTGCTTGATGTGCGCCGGCATCAAATACTCAGTCGAATCCTCGAAATGCTGACGCACAGCCCCCGCAGCATCCGAATACGGGTAAGCGTGCAACACCGCATACCAAGCCTCAACCGTCTCCTCGAGCACCTTCCGGTTATCCAAAGCAGCAACAGCGGTGAGCAGTCTCGCGATCTCCATCTTGTTCATGCGGTCAGCTCCCCCATCTCGCGGGCTTCGTAGAGTGCTAGGACGCTTTTGGCCTGGGTTACGGCGGCAGGTTTCGTGTCGGATGCGGTCGGCAATTCGTTATCCCACCGCTCCTTGTTCAGCCACACCGCCAACGCCGGAATGAACTGCTTGGCGACGTTCGCCCGATACGCGGCAGCGTGCGCCTCCACGATCTCCACGAGCTCGCCCTCAGAGCGGCCGAACGCTCTCACCGCTCGAGGCCACTTCTCGCGTGCGTCCTTCTTGTCGACCTTTTTGGGCCACGAGTCATAGGCCATTGAGAAGTAGTCAGTAGGGCCACGATCGCCGCCGCTTGCGGGGGCACTCATGCCCAACTCCCTCTCAAACTCAAACCCATCCCTACCCAACTCAGGAGTGAGGACTTCATGAGGCTTTCGTGAGGACTTCATGAGGACTTCATGACGCTCTCTCCGCGTGGAACCAACGGCCGCGTGACCAGGCAAAACGTCCGGCTTCGGATGCTGCGGCTTCTGATGCTCCTTCCAGTTGACGACCTCGAGGTACTTCTGCCCCTCGTTCTCGTACCGGACGATGACGCCGGACTCAGCGAGCACCCACAGCCACCCGTCAACCACGTCACCCGTGATTTCCACATCAAGTGGGAAGCAGTCGGACTTGACGAGAAGCGGGTTGTCTCGACCCTTGCCGTGGTCGTCCACGTAACCCCATAGCAGCACCCAGAAGTAGCGAACCTCGATGGGCCATGAGGCGACTTTCTCCGACTCGCGCACGTCAGGCTTGATCATCCTGATTCGCGCCACTAGGCCACCTTCTTCCTTGTCAGATTCCCGCCAGCCAACAGCCGACCAACCGCTTCCTTATGCGTCACCTGCGACCGGTAACCGTCTGTGTCAGGCAACCACCACAGTCCAGTAACGGCATCCCGATATGGGAGCTCGTCGGCGCGCATCCGAGAATGACGGCGAACCTTCCACCCACTGAGTAGGGCGAGCTCTTGCATGTCGCCCTCAGCGCGGTCGTTGCAGATCCCGCAAAGCACAACGCCGTCAGCCGGAGTCAACGGGGGCGCTTTCTTCCCCCGCCCTCCGTGCCCGCTCGACGCTCTGTGTTGCCAGTTCCAGCCGTCTAACGCGCCGCAGCTCACGCAGTGCCCGTCTCGGCGGTACACGGCCTCACGAACCTTCGCAGTAGGAGCAGTCATGCGGGAATGTCCAACTCGAAATCGGCCGCATCCTCCGCGAACGCCGCTTCGAATATCCGCAACCCCGTCAAGGGCGGGACGCAGTTCCTCAGCACCTGCCGCTTGTTCGCCAGCTTGTACTTCGACAGGTCAAACCCGTGCAACTTCTCGAGATCAGCAATCTGAATGGACCGCAGATTCTCGTGATGCTGAGGAAGCGACGGCAGGGTGAAGTTCGCCCAATACAAGTGCCGGTTGATCCTCTGCGCCGGAATGAGCACGTCATAGTAGGGGGCGACGTTCTCCACCACCCACGTAGCCGACGAGTGATGCTGCAGGAACAGGATCTCTTCATACAGTTTCATGTCGGCGTACTTCTCTTCCGCGCCACGCAGTTTCACTTGCAGGTTGAACCGGATAGAGGAGTGCGTCTGACAGGGCGGGCTCGACCAGATGAAATCGAACTTCCGATGGTTCACGCGCAGGTATTCGTGCGCGTCGCCCACGATCAGTTCGTCTTGCGGGTACAGGTCGGCGTACACGGCGGCAATGTCGGGGTCGTACTCGACCGACGTGACTTGGTGTTCGGCCGGCCACAGTTTCCGGTTTCCTCCGATGCCGGAGTACAGGTTCAGTATCTTCATTGCACTTCCCTCTTGACGGGGTGTATTACACCCGCTAGATTCAACCCATGAGCACACACACGGTCACCCTCGACATCAACAAGCGCACCTTCACCCGCGACCTCATCGCGCTCGAAGGGAAGACCGCCCAGTACACGACCTGGGAAGGCGAAACGCTCACCGGAACCGTCAAGACCCACTTCGGCTCCTACGAATGGGACGGCCACTACCCGACCGTTCACTTCGCAGACGGCACCTGGGCGCGCCTCGACCACGAGATCGTTCTGGTTGACTAAGTGGCGAACCAGCCCAAGACGCCCGCCCGCACCTTCCGCATCCCCGAACCCCTCTGGGAACGAGTGGCCGCCGAAGCGGAACGAGATCAGGTGACCGCAACAGCCGTGCTCGTGCGTGCGCTCGAGGAACACTTCACCGACTAAGCGGCATCCCTCGCTCGAGCCGCACGAATCACACGCATATCCGCGCGCGCCGTCTTCTCATCACAACCAATACGCGCCGCAATCTCACCCGCCGAATAGTTCAAATCCATCCACTTGGCGACGATCATTCGGCGTGCCTGCTGACGCTTAGACGCCAACGTGGGTTCGAGTCGTGACGTGATCAGTTGCGCGGCCACCTCATTAGGTTTCGACCCGCGCCGTTCCGCCGCCCTCTGCAAACCACGAAACGTCGACAACGGCACCTCAACCTGCACAGTCACCATCCGGTCACTCACGCCGCCTCACCCCTTTTCAGAATCCGCCGACGCTCCGTTCTCGTCTTCCCGCCCCACACCCCCGAAGGCTCACGAGACTCCAACGCAAACTGCAAACATTCGTGAACCACCGGGCAGGCTGCGCAAATCTGCTTAGCCTTCGTAGCCGGGTCGCCCTTCTTCGGATGCCAAAGGTCACCACCCACCTCCGCGCACAAGGCACGGGCGCCCCACGATTCGTCGCTCATCGGTAATCCACCACCCTCGACAAAGCCACACGCTCAGTACCCCCGTAAAGGGCTTGCACGGTCACCGTGGACGCGTTCACCCGCTCAACGAACCGCCAACCCGTACCGCGCAAAAACACCGCCTGAGCGCCGCCCAGCAACGACGGGTCAACAGCCGCGTCGTCCATGCGCAGAAACTTCCGACGCGCCGCAACAACAAACGCCGCATCCGCCACCCGCTGCGCCTCAACGTCGGCCAGGTTCCGTTTCATCTCCGACCGGCCATGACGACCAAACGACGGATCAGGCATTGCCAAGCTCGTTCTTGCGAGCCGTCAACGCGGCCAGAAGTTCCGGGCCAACCCACTCTTCGGCAACCGCTCGAGCGTGAATCTCCGACAGCGCCGCCATGTCATCCGCAGCCGCCACTTCATCAGTCCACGCGGGCGCGGAAGGCGCGGGCTTGGTCGGCTTCTGCGCCTCCACGAGCGGCTTCACGACAAACGGTGCACGCTTGCCACGCGAGACGGTGAGAGACACCGTTACGGGCTTCTCAAGGTGACTGAGAGCGCCGATACGAATCCCGCCCACAACGTCCTTGCCGAAGCGAATCGTCGGGTCGCCGTACAAGGTGATGCGACGGCCCGCGTACAGCGCCGCATCCGACCCCCAACAGGCAACCAGCACACGCCGCATCGACTTCGACGGCTTGTACGGCTTCCCAGGGAACTCGGCCAGGTGAATCTCCACCGGCTGCTCAGCACTCCCAGGTTTGACCTCCGTAACGGTGACCGTCTTAGGCCCGCCCAGGTAGTCATCAAAGTTCTGCTGATCCGACTTTGCTTCCGTCGTTCTGCTTATGTCCATCAACGGTCCAGCCCCTTTTCGTATCCGCGCCGCAAGCCCTCGGCGTACCCATTGGAGAACGCCCGCAGCACTCGCCACTCGGTAGGCTCGTCGGGCTCCTCTAGGCGGTCCAGTTCGTTCAACATGCACTCGATCAACGGGGCTTCGTGCTGATAGGCCTTCTCAAAGAAGGGGTGCGCGGCGATCTTGTGCCATGCGAGGATTCGGTCGTCTTCTTCATCAATCACAGTTGGATCTCCGCACTCTCGTAACGCATCTCGTGTTCGATGACGGCCCATGCCGGCGGGTCAAGGAACTGAATCTCTTCCGCGTAACCGGGCCACTGCCCGGACTCGACGCACTCCCGATACACGCGGCGCGCTTCTGCGCCCTTCGTGCGGCCCATCTGCTTCCACATCTCCGAGACGCCAAAGACGGCAACCTCGTAGGGGCCGCTCTTCTCGAGACAGACGAAGTAGAAGTTGTCGATCGGGCGGCCCTCAGACGCTTCGTAAACGTCCTCATACCAGGCCTGCTGGAAGTCGTATCCCCACTTCGAAACTGACCGTTCAGCACCCAGCCGGGTCGCGTCGTCGGTCGTCTTGAGGTCGACGCCGTAGATGCCGCGCTTCGTCTCACCGGAGAGTGCGTCGAACCGAGCTCGGACGGGTACGCCGTCGATCTCCGAGAACACCGAAGCCTCACGGTGCTCGGACACTTCGAAGATTGCCGACGCGATCGGATGCGCGAGCACGGCTTCGGCCATTGCGTCGACCGCCTGTGCTTCCTGCGGGCTGACAATGGTGAACCCTGCCGTGCGCTGCTCATCCGCCCACGTAAGCGTTTCTTTCTTCGTGGACGGGTTGCCGCTGGGGGTGAGGTGTTCGTCGGGGTAGGTGACGATGCCGAGTCCGACGCCGAGCACCTTTGCGTGCACTGCGTGGCCCAGGTCGAACGCGCGAGACGTTCTCCTATGCGTCAGCGACCACTGGTACTTCTTCGGGCTGCCCTTGTATTCGGGGAGAAGCAAACGCGCCCCGGTCGATGAGAGCTCGGGGCGCGAGTGGTACTCCTCCTCAGGGAGGGCATAGATGATTGTCATTCGTCGTCGCTCCAAGGTCGTGCCTGTAACAGGCGGTCGCGGATCGTCTGCCACACGGACGGGTTGTCTTTGTCTCTCCATGCGTCGTCGTGGGCGAGTTGGTCATTCATCAGTCGCCGCCGTCGAAGAAATGGGCGAATAGCGCACGACGGCGACGTAGGCGTGCGAGCCGTCGCCTACGCACTCAATGCGGTCGAGCGGGTTGGATGCCATTAGCTCGGCCCCGCAGTCGCTGCAGGCGATGATGTAGCTCATGCCTCGGAACCGTCCGAATAGCGGTCGAGCGCCCACCGCAGGATGCGCGGCCGCGCTTCCGGCTCGACGAGCTCGGCGGCGTAGGCGAGAAGCTGGATGGCGTGCAGCTCGACGTCGTCCCCAGCCACGGGGATGTGGAACATCAGCGGATCGTCGTCCATCAGATGCTCTCCTCTGTGCTGGAAATCGGTGACGTGCGCACGCGATACCAGAGCTGCCCCTGAACCCTCGGCCAAGCCCGGCGCGTCCTGCGGTCGGCGTCAGACAAGTAGGGCGCGCGGTCGTCCAGGTGGCGCGGGTCGTATGGCCGCCGGGTGTCGGAGTACACAATCGGCGCTGTCATGACCCGGAACCGTCCGAAGTGCGCACGGGGCTGAGGGTGAACCACCAGCAGTCGTCCCAATGGACCTCGACGTCGTAGGTGCCAGGCTCTGACACATCATCAGCCGCCTCGTTGAGCGTGCCCGCCACTCGGAGCGCGCAGCGGCCGCTAGGGACCATCCACTCGTTGTCGATGAACTGGTGCTCGATGGGCACACTCTTCGTGCTCCACTCGATCAGCTCTCCGTACTCGTTCTTCGGGTGACGGTGCCACGCCTTCTCGCACGGCGTCCAGACCTCGCAGCGCCAGTCGCAGTCGCCGGCGATCGTGTAGTCGGCGTCGTCCCACTGGTCGCCGGCCACGCGCGTGATCGTGATCGTGTGGCTCATGACCCGGAACCGTCCGATGTGCGGTCGAGCTCGCGCTGCACGCGGCGCTTGCACTCGGCGCAGTCGTCGGGGCCACCGGCCTTGAGCCCGCCGTCGACGATGCCGCCGAAGTAGAAGCCGAACTTGCCGCAGATGGACTCCGTGCCCCGGATGTAGTGCCACCGGCGCTGAGTGCTCGCGCCCTCCGCTTGCCAGCCCTCGCGCGTCCTGTCGATCGTCATGAGCCTGCTCCTGTCTCTGAAATCGGTGTTTCTTCGATGAGGTCTTCTAGCGGTATCCGTTCGGGGTGGAACAGGTCGCAGAGGACGGCCCAGTAGTAGGCGAAGTAATCCCTCATGCGGCACCCCTCGTGTGTGTGTCGAGGACGATTACGGGTCGGTCGTCGGGGCCACCCTCGAGAAGCAGCGCGCGAGCTCGGCGGAGCCGTTGCAGCTCTGCCTTGCGCGCACGACGGACAGGGTCGGCCTGGTATTCGGCATGCTTCTGCCGGCGGTACTCGGCGCTGTAGGAGTAGGCGTCCGGGTTCTTGCCCTTAGCGACGCCGCGCATTCCTCTAGTCGCCTGCCCGTAACCGCGCATCGTGTTCTCGCGCGGGGAGACTGCCTCTAGGTGATCCGGGTTGACGCGCGAAGGGTTCCGGCACAGATGGTCGATGTGCAGACTCGGGTCCAGTTCTCCCACCAGGGCTTCGTATGACCACCTGTGGGCGCGAACGATTCTCGACCCATCGTTGAACGCGCCGTAGCCTTTGGTTTTCGCACCCATCCAGATCCAGCAGTCGGCCACTTCGACCTTCTCCCAGAACCTTTCCTCAGCGGGGCGGCGTCGGTTGTGGCCCTTCTTGTAGTCGGTCTGCACTTCCGCGCCACAGCCGCATCTACACGTCCGGCTCATGCGGCCACTTCCTTTGCTGTTGGGTGGTAGGTGCGGACGATGATCGACGCGCCGGGGACGATGCCGTACACCTTGCGGGCAGTGAGGGCGACCACTTGTGAGTCGTCCATGTACACGCCCGCCGATGTGAGCGCGTCGCAGGTGGAGCGGGTCAGCTTGTCAATGTCGGGCCGCACCGAGGGCAGGTCACGCTTGACCGTTTTCGGCTTCGGGAGGGTGAACGTCACGACGAGCTCTAGTGGCCCCTCGAAGGGCAGGTGTCCGTTCATGGCGTCTTCTGCTGCGGCGCGAACGTCTGCCCGCCACGGCTTCACTTTCGCGGACGATTCGACCATGCGACCGCCACCCACATGACGCTTACTGCCTTGCGGTGCGGGCGTCCCTCTGACCGCGAACGCGACACCTTCCATTGGCATGTGCGGATACGGCATCACGGCGCGTACCCGAAATGCTCAAGGATTCGTGCGGCGTGACCGTACTCGAAGATGCGCACCTGGCCGGGCTTCCACCCGAAGTCATCGATGTACTTCAGCACGTCGCGGATAGCCTTTTCACGCGCGAAGGGCTCGGGCACAAGGGGGACAAGTGGCCCAGATGGGCCGCTGTCCAGTCCGTGATGCTCGGTATAACCAACCCACCAGTCTTCGCCGTCGAATACCCAGTGGGTGCCGTTGGCGTCAGCATATGCGCCGGGGCCGGTGGGTAGTGGCTCCACCGCCCGACAGATTGACGCGATCCGCCAACCGGTTGCCGTCAGATCGTTCACGTATTCGCGGCGCTTGCCAACGAGTACCGAGTAGACGGAATCCACCTCGCGGTCCTCTAGCCGCGAGCCGTCGTCATGCAATAGGGTCACCCGGTCGCCGGGCTTGTAGTCAGTCATGTCACCACTCCGTTACGGGGATCTCGACAACCTCGTGACAGCCGACACACTGGACGGTTTCTGTGGAGGTTGAGTGTTCGGGGTCGAACGCGAACTCGGCCATTCCTTGCCATCCGCATGTGTGGGCGTAGTAGTCGTCGCGCCACCGGATCATCTGACCGCTAGACATCGGACGGCCCGGGAACGGCAGATTCGGGGAACTGCCGCCGCCACTCCACGCCATCGAGGAACATCTTCTTGAAGATGGGTGCGAGGCCCGCGCTGACCGAGAACCCGGTGTGCGCGACGTAGTCCTGCCATAGCTGTTCGGGGTTCATGGCCGCTCCTCTCCGAGCCTCGCCCAGCAGACAAGGCAGCCGCCTGGTATGTCGTCGGGGTCTTGAATGAAGTCGTGATCGGTGAGCTCGGCATGCAGTTGCTTGCGCCACTCACGGGCCGAATCTGAGGTGTTCGCGTTCCAGCTCATGCGGTTGCCTCGTCTCCGGTTGGCGCATCCACAAACACGGCCAGACTGATCCGCCAGTCATGCCACTCCCACTGACTGACGCACTGATGCTTCGTGTCATCCCGCATCGGCCGGCCACCAGTGAGCGCGTCGAACGCTTCCGACAACTCGTGGAACTCCCTATGCGTATCAGCGTTGAAGTAGGCGACCTTGGACGAGTCGAACGTCCAATGGCGCGGCTGATACGTCTTCACCGTTTCGGTGAGCGCCCGCAAAGCACGATGCGTTCTCACTGCGTCATCCCGAGAATGTGGAGTACGTCATCCGGGCACAACCGCCGCACCGCAGCAACTTCCGCTTCCGTGTTTTCGCGGATCTGAAACTTGAACGGCGGAACCACATGCCGCGTCAAATCATCCGAACCCTGCAACAACGGCATAACCGGCTTACGCATGATCGTTTCCTTCCTGCCGCATGAGCTCGTCAAGTTCTGCGCTCAGCGGATCGATATGGAGCGGAGCGTCCGGGTAGGACGCGGCGCGAAACTTCGGAACCATTCCGGGAACGAACCGCCCAATGCGCACGCAGTAGCGGCCGGTCATGGTTGGCATCAAGCCGCCCGGAACTCGTCAAGTACTGTCTGGGCGTCATCAATCAGCCCGTCTAGTGGGAACCCCTCGAACTCGCTCACCTGACGACTGAAGTTCAAGCCGTTGCGGAGTTGCCGGATAAGGTCGGCGCGTGCTTGCTGCTCAACAGCCCAGGCATCGAAGGGCTCGCGCTCAATGGGCGGCGGCTGAACGAATGAGCTGACCGACAGCGTGTAATCGGCCTGCCGAATCTCCGCAAGCTCTACGTCTCGCTCGATCGCGTTCTCTCTATCAATGAAGCGGATCGAATCGGTTGTGCGGCCCCGCTTGAGCACAACGCAGGCCGTTGAGATTGCGGTGTCAGTGAACGTGCTACCGGGAATCGAGATCACTTGGTCGATGTAGTTCTGTTCCACCAACCATTCGCGGAGCATCTTCTCTCGACCGCCCCGATAGAGGATGCCGGGAAAGCTGAGCACTGCGGCGATCCCTCTGGGGGCGAGCATGTGGAGGATGTGCAGCAGGAACGCGAAGTCGGCCCGTGAGCCGGTGGGGACAGTCGGCGCAGACATGAACCGTTCGTCTACGGTTGGCTCCCACCGGACGCTAAACGGGGGGTTGGCAACGATCGCGTCGAAGCGTTCGTCCATCCACGCGGGGTCTGTGAGTACGTCTCCCACGTGACCGTGGAAGTTCTCGAGCGCAAGACGGGCGTCCTCCACTGCTGCGGCGTCTATGTCTTGCCCGTACTTCGGCACTTCATCGGGAAACGCCGCCAGCAGAGAACCGGCACCGCACGTCGGGTCGTATACCCGTTCGGGGTCGCCGGGGATCAGTGACCGCAGGAACAGGGCCAGTTCGGGCGGGGTGTGAAACTTGCCGACCGCGCGGAACTCCTCCCGAAGCCCTTTGATCGAGTGGTTGCTCAAGGAACCGCGCTCCACACGCGAGCCCGCCGCCGTGAACGAGTCATCCGATACACACCCGTAAACTCCACACGCCCCGCCTCGGTCAACTCGTGCCGTGCAGTCCGAATCCGTTCCGGCGAAAACCTGCCCGCCAAACGCTGTTCGAGCTCGAAGTCGGCCAACCCGAAGTCGACTGCTGCGAGTGCTGCGTAGACGGCCCGCTGCGACTCAGCACCCGACACCTTCACGTCGGCCACGTGCGATGTCGCAGGGTCGGATCTGCGCGAACGATTCCGTGCCTCAAACGTGAACATCACGCACGCTCTCCGGGTCGGCGATGGCGATGATCCGATCCACGATCGCCGCAAGCACGTCGTCCTCATCGAGATCGACCATGATGCCGTCCATCCACGGCTTGTCCCGCCATTCCGGGTTGTGTGCCCGGTGCCAATCCATCCCGCCGATACGCACGGCCTCGATCAGCCGCTCGCGTGCCGTCTGCCGGATCGTGCTCGGGGGCCAGATGGTGATCGGTGCTCCGTTGTCGTGAACCATTGCGTCGTTCCTTCCGTCGTTGCGGATAAAGAGGAGCGGAACCGGTTCGGGCCAAGTTCCGTTCGTGCGCCGTCTCGAATCGAACGAGAACAAACCCCACCAAGGGCGACGCTCCCGGTGTTACCTAGCCGAATCAGCGCGCCTACGCCTTCGTCCGACCGTGTAGCAGCCACGCCTCCCAAAGGAATGACGTAAACGTGGCCCCCGTAGAACCGGGTACTTCAATATCGGCAGGCCCCACCGACCCCCAGGCCGGTTCTCCGTACTGCCCTTTACTTCGTCACTGTTCGGCGCATTGGCGTTTGGCGTCGTCCGAACAGCTATGTGATGTTGCAAGTGCCCACCCGCCGATGAGAGCGGGGAGGGCTTGTTACTGGGAGGTGCGCTTGTACTGCGGTTTCGGCGGCTGCACATACCCGAGAGAACGGATCAGCGCCGTAGAGAAGGCCAGAAGAATGCAGAGGGCCGCAAACACCAGCAGGGCGGTCACAGCACGACCTCCGTGCTAGCAGTGACAGCAGGCGCATTGTCGAGCTCGAACGCGCGACGCATCAGAAGATCCGCCGTCTCGAAGTTCCCCAAACCGACGTGCTCCCACGCACGCTCACGAAGAGTGAACGCATCCATCAGATGACCCCCGCATACGTGAGAGCCGCATTCCCGAGAACCCAAAACCCGACAATCAGGGCGACGGGCAGAGACACGAGAACAGCGAAGCCAGCCAGGGCGACACCCGCGAGGATGATCAGCCACGCGACACCCAACACGTACTGAGCCGCACGCTTCACGGCAGTCATGCCGCCACCTCCCCGAAGAAGTACGCGGCCTGCACGTTGAAGTGGCGCGAGAGGCGGATGAGTTCTTCGGGGCTGAACGGGGTGTTGCCGTTGATGCGGCGACTGATCGCCATCTCGGATAGGTTCAGCACTGATGCGAGCTGCTGCTGAGTGGTGCGGTTGCGGGCGGCGATTGCTCGCACGAGTCCGGCAACATCTGCGTTGGTCGCTATCTCCATGCGTTAGACGCTACTCCTAGGAGTTAGAGATGCGGAAGACCGTAGCGATTCGCGGCGTGTCGCGGTAACGCTGGGTGCGGATACGACCCGCAGATACGTTGACTCGGTAACGCAATGGGGTATATGGTGAAACCATGTCGAACGTCGCAAACCTTCCCACCCCGCGCCGCAACCACGGTGCCGAGATCGTCGCCTCAAACGTGCGTGGCCTCCTCGGATACCACGGGCGCACACAGGCGCAGCTCGCCAACGCCCTCGGCGTGAGCGAGATGTACATCAGCCGCCGCGCCTCGGGCTCGACAGAGTTCAAGGCAAGCGAAATCTTCGAGGTCGCGAAGTACTTCGGCGTAAAGCCGGGCTCGCTGCTTGAGGAGCGCGAGGGCGGCTTGGATGAGCGCGCTTTGGATTATGGGTCGGCTGTTCCGGCCCGCATTGTCTCTCTTGACGCGTTCCGCACCCTCCGCGACGCGCACAGTTCAGCTATTTGACACCTTCGCTTTACGAACACACCCCGCCCAGTGCACAGACCTGTCTACATATCAAGAGGTTTGTTTCCCTAGCGAGTCGAGACCCCCTCACCCCAAAATGAGCACACCCCCGAAGTGGGGCCAGTGTGAGTGAAGGGGAGAAAGTTGAACGCACCAATGGCCCTCTACCTCGCCTCCGAAGGCTTGAGCTGGGATGCCGCCATTGCAGAGTTCAACAACTACCAGCGTGCCGCGAACCTGGCAGAGAAGACCATCGCGAACCGTGAAGCGTGCTACCGGCACCTAGCAAACCGCTCCGGCAAACGCCCCCAAGAGATCACCCTCCAAGACCTGCAAGCACACCTTGGTAGGCCTCACCCCAGAACCGGTGCGCGCCTCGCACAAGGCACGTTGCAGTCCGAACGGTCGTACCTGCAAACGTTCTACGGATGGTTGCGCGACGAAGGCTACCTCCACGCGTCACCCGCCGACCGGCTGCACAAGATCAAGATGGTGCGCCGCGCACCCCGACCGTTGCGCATGGACCAGATCGAGAAGATGCTCGACTCCGGCGCATACACGCGCACACGCGACATCATCATCATTGCGGCGCTCACCGGACTCCGAGTGGGTGAGATCGTTCGGCTGCGTGGGGAGGACATCGACCTGGAAGGCATGGTCGTGCAATCCCGACGTAAGGGTGGCCTTGAGCACCGTATCGCCGTCCCCCCGACGCTGCTGCCCGTGCTCGCCCGCTACCCCCGTCAAGGGTGGCTGTTCCCCTCCCCGTACCCGTCGAAGCTGTTCCCGAACGGCGGGGGACACATTCTCATGCAGTCCGCCTCCGACTCCATCAGTCGAGCTCTCCGCAAGGCAGGGGTCACGGACAGGAACATCACCGGCCACTCACTGCGTCACTTCTGTGCCACGTGGATGCTCAAACAGGGCGTACCGATCCGCGTCATCCAAGAACACCTCGGCCACGCATCGCTCGCCACGACGCAGTTGTACACGCAGGTGGACGAGGATGACATGCAGCAGGCGGTGTCGGTGATGCCGGTGATTGACGCGCGCAAGCAGTCGGCGCGGCGTGGCAGACTTGCTGCTTGAGCCCCTGTAGCTCAGTTGGCAGAGCAGATGACTTTTAATCATCGGGTCGCGCGTTCGAGCCGCGCCGGGGGCACTTGGAGGAATGATGTGCAGGTTGTGTACTGACCGGGCGCGGTACGCAATGCATGACGGCACCCGTGATCGGTTGTGCGCGGTGTGCGGCGGTCAGTATCCGGTGCTCACGTCTGGGATGTTGTGGTTCTGTTCGGCGGAGCATTACGCGGAACATCGGAACAGGCAGGTCGCTTAACGCAGAAAAGATGCCCCCGTTCCCAAGCATGAGCTTGAGTTCGGGGGCATCTTCGCGTGGGGCCGCTACCGGGTTCCCGGTGCGGCTAGGTTACTCGCAGGCGGCGCAGATATTTGCTTCAGCAGGATCGGTGTACGGGTCGAACGTTTCGTCGTCGGGGTTCACTCGCCCACCCGGTTCGGGACGGCGGCGACAACAGCTGACGTTCCGAGGGCGGCAATGACAACGGCAATCCACTCGGGGGCCGTGACAACGCCATCCTCGAGTGCTGCTCCGAGCACGATCAGTGCAGGTACGAGGAACGCGGCAACGGCCTTGCGGTATTCGGCAATCTTGTCGATCATGGTGTCTCCTTCTTCGGGGGTCGCCGTTTGATCGGCGGGTGGGTGTTTTCGAGTTCGCGGCGCAGGTCGGCGTCGGCGCGGTCGGATGCGTCGGCGCGTTCGTAGAGGCCGGCGACGCCCTCTTCGACGCGGCCGAGTTTCGTTTCGACGCGGCGCACGGCGTCTTTGACGGATGAGCCGTTGTTGTAGTGAACTTCGTGGTGGATTTCTGACACTTGGGCGGTCATGTCGTCCACTTTTTCCATTACGTCGGGCAGTCGCACGAGGGCATCCAGAATGCGGAATGTGTTCCTGATGAACGGCCACGCTTTGACGACGAAGGTGAGAACGGCCAGCGCGCCGACTATCCAGACGACGGCTTGTGCGACTGATACGGAATCCCAGAATTCATGCCAGGTCATGTGTTGCCCCTCCCTGGGACTGAGAGGGGTTACAGGGCTTCTTTGAGTGCCTTGATGAACGCGGCGGGCTGGGCGTTGATCGCGGCGAGCAGCCCCGTCAGATCGGCTCCCACGGCCTCCGAGGGGAGGTTGCTGATCGCGTCGTGGATTGCCTTCAGCGAGGTGGGCGATTTCTGGTTGATCCAGTCCACGTCGCGGCGCACGTTGGCGATCGTGCCGGGTGTTGCCGACCATGCCCCTTCGCCTTTGATCTGTTGCACGCCGGCTGCGACGGCACGGTTGATGAAGTCTTTGTCTTCGTCGGTTAGGGGCATGTCGTCGTCTCCGATTGGTGTGGTTTCGCCGCCCGCTGTGGTGAGCGTGCCGACGAACGTGTTCGTGTAGTAGAGGGCTGGGTCGACTCGGATTCCGGTGGGGCCGAACACGTCGACGTGTAGGTGGATGCCGAATGCTTGGCTGCCGGTGTTGCCCATGCGTCCGAGGTATTGGCCTCGAGTGACCTTCTGCCCGTTTGTGATTGCGAGCTCGGCGAAGTGGCAGAGGCGTGTGGAGTAGCCGTCGCCGATGGGGAGGCTGACGAAGTTGCCGATGAGCGAGTTCGACCCGACTACTGCTACTCCGTCGACGGGCGAGTACACCTTCTGTGAACCTTCGGGGTCGCGGTTGAACCATGTGAGGTCGCGGCCGTTGTGGAAGTTGCGTGTCCCGTCGGGGAGGGTGCGCCACCCGTACCCGTCACCCCAGTCCCCTACCGCAGGTTTCGGCAGGTTGGTGGATGGCACTATGCGGCCTTCCACTGGACGCTGAAACGAACGGCGGTGACACCGGTGACGGTGCCGGGGTTGTTGAGGAAGATGTCGCCGTCGGGTTCGAAGTCGGCCGACCCGAGCTGTCCCGCCGAGTAGAGGACAACGGCGGAGCCGACACGGTTGAGGGGTCGGAATCCGAGCGGGATGGTGCCGATTTGCACGGACGTTCCCGGCGTGTGCGAGGCATGCGTAAATGACCCCTGCAACGTCACCCAGCCGGAGCGCTTCGACAAAACCATTTCCGCCGACGTTGACCATCCGTTGATGCCCGAAGTGACCGTGCCGGTGCGGTCGGTTGATGCGACAAGCGCCCAAGTATTCGGCAGCGCAGTGCACCGGTAGATCTCGCCGAGGTCTTCGGTGAGCACTTCCCGACCCACCCAGTTGTCTGTGACAGGCAGTGAGGCGACGTTCGCAACGGTGGTGTCCGTGTTCGCGAGCACCCAGTCCGCGAGCGAGTTGTGGTCGGCGCGGGGCGTGAACGTCGAATTGCCTTCATGCCGGGGAACCCCCTTGGTTGCTTCTGGCGTGGTCGTCATGGTGTCTCCCTAAGAGTCGAAGGTGATGCGGAGCGCGCCGGATTGTCCGTCTGCTTGTGTGCCGCGATATTTGGTGAAGCCGCCTTGCCGGAATCCGGTTCCGCCGACGTTGGCTTTCAGGTAGTCGCCAACCGTTGTGGGAACACCAACCCAGCCGGAACGCGCGCCGGTGAGGGGCATGACTGCGCCGGTGTAGGACGGAGCTCCACCGGGTTTCGAGTTGTCGGCGTGGAGGCGGAAGTTCGGGTCAGATCCGAACTGGTAGTAGGCGGGAAGGAAAATCTCAACCGACACGATCGACGCCGAATCCGGGATGGTGTCGCGAATCTTTGACCCGTACCACCACGCGCCGTGGTTGTTGTCCGACGCCCACACTTCGTTCGTCCACCAGCCGCCGTTCCAGTTCCCCGAATCCAACGCAGTGAACACCAAAGTGCGACGGCCACCAGACGGAGCGGTGGGGGCTTGCGCGGTCGGCTGGAAGTCAGGTGTGGTCGTCACCACTGCTGTCACCGTGCCACCCGACGCCCAGTCGATGATGACCAGATCGTCCACGGCGGGTGTCGCAGTTGACGGGTACCCCATCAGCTTCTCCACCCCAGAGTCGGGCGGATACTCGACCGTGATCCGAGGCGAACCCGTCGCAGTCACCTTCCCCACCGCCGAGCGGGGCGATGCGGGGCCTAGGAGGAACGTCGAAGTATCCGTACGCAACACCCTTACCGGGTCGTTCGGCAACGGAAAGTAGGTGCCCAACGACGGCATAGTGATGCGCGCCCCACCCACATCCACAACACCATCCGGCCCCGACTGGTCAACGAACGTCCCAATCAGCACCTGCCACGGCTTGAACTTCCCAAACCCCTCCGCGATCGCATCAGCAGACGACATCACGGCCCCTTACTTGGCAACCCAGCCCGTCGACGTAACGCCACCGGACTCCTTGACATACATGCACGTCCCCGCACCACCATCAGTCCGCGAAAACCGAGAACCAACAGGAGCCGCCACGACACCCTCGGGGGTGCCCTGACCCTGCAAATCCAACGTCAAATCAGTGAACCCGACCGTGTCGAAAAAGAACTGCGCCGTCGTGTTCAACTGGACAAGATTTCGCCCGATCGCATAGTTCCCGTAAGTTCCCGTATTGCCAAGAAACTTGATACCCCACGCATTTGCGGTGAACGTATTACCCGAAACGGAAACATAACGGGCATCCATCGCCAAGCCACCATTCAAGTTTCCGTGACAAGTGTTACCCGACACTGAAACGTGCCCCGCATTGTGCAAATAGATGCCGTGGATAGTGTTCCCGCGAATCACATTGCCAGTAACGGAACCGAACGTGTCAACGACGGTAGTTCCGAAACCAATCTTGGTGGTGTCAATGCTGATGCCATTCAACGTGGAACCAGTAATGAAGTTGTTGGCGATCACAAAATCGCGCGCCTCAGTAATCGTTGTTGAACCACCACCGACCGTGATACCGCCAACGGTGGTGCGGGTGCGGTTACCGGTAGCGATGAAGCCGGAGGAGTATTGCGTGACAATGCCGTGCCCGCCAGCGTTAGTGACCGTGTTGGCGATGTAGCGTGCGTCGCGCGTAACGAAGTCGTACATTCCATCTGCCGTCGTGGTGTCGACAACGCATCCGATGACGCGCAGACGTGAAAGGTACGAAAGCCAAGTTCCAAACTTGGTGTTCTCAACCTGGCAGCCGACAAGGATAAGCGCCGAGGCGGGCACCGTCGCCGCGTCGGTAGGAGTAGACGCGGTCTGCGCGCGAATGCCCACCTGATGTCCGTTGATCACTCGAACGTTCGTCAGCGCCGCAACGCCCGCCCAACCGGAAGTGGCGAACATGTACACGCCGCAACCCTGAGTGTTCGACCCCGGATCTGTCGTGTTGGCCTTGTTCAAATCCAACGTCAGGTCCGTCGCGGTGAACGCCCCCGACGACTGGAACAGGTTGAAGTTCATCGTGATCGAAGGCTTCACCTTCAATGTCGCCCCGAAGCCCTGCATGTTCACACCGGTCGGATTCAGCGTTGCCGAGACAATGTATGTCTTGTTGCGGGTGAACGTGAGCACGGCTTTGGCCGCTCGAGCTGCGGTCAACGCGGACTGGATCGCCGTAGTGTCATCTGTGGTGCCGTTACCGGTTGCGCCGTAGTCGTCAACGTTCAACACCAACTCGCCGGCACCGACAGCGCGGGCACCGTTGGTTGGTTTCAAACCGAAGCGGCCGTCCAGGTAGGTGCGGGTCGCCGTTCCCGACGAGCTCGCCGCCGCCGCCACCGTTGCATCGTTCGCGTCGACCGCACCCGAGATCACACCAACAGCCGCCTCAGTCGCGGCCTCCTGCTCGTTGTACAAATCGACCAGCTCAACAACGGCCGCCTTGAACGGCACATCCCAACCCTTAGAGCCACGAAGAGGGAGGTTCAGGTCATCAACGTTAATAGGCATTATCACTCCCCGTAATTCGGCACAATGCCGTACAAACCTTCACCGAAACCCTCAGGGCGCGAACGATCAACCGGCACCCGCGACAACACGTCACCAGAAACCGTCATCACCCCAGAACGCTCCAAAGGCACCCGCGTCAACCTGACCAGCCAAACAAACCGCGAATCCGAAACCGTCACCACGTCACCAACCTGCAACAAAGGATTAGTGACGCACGTAACCTCAAGGCGCGCGGCACGCGGAGACGACACCCGCTCCAACAAAGTCGGCGCGTACGCGTTTGCCTGCGCCGCCGTCGTAATAAACGGAGACGAATAGAAATACGGCACACGGTGAAACGGCGACCGCTCACCATCCAACGTGGTGGCACGCAACGGCCCATCCGTCACCCACAGCTCCGCAAGGATCTGCTCCTGCAAATCCCCCTCACCACGAATCACAACACCGTTGTAAACACCCTCCGCAGACAGGCTCGAGCCGACTTGAACGATCGTTCCCGACTCGCCCAAGGTCAGCTCGGCAACAGGGTCACCCGGCTCGGAAGGACGCACAGACAACGTGCCGTCCCACTCCATAAACGCAACCCCGCCCAACAACTGGGCGAGCTGCTGCACGGCGTCCACACGGGACTCCTCATACACAACACTCTTCGTCACCGGCACATCATCCAAAGTGCGCGTCAGCACGAAACCAGTCAGCCGCGAAATCTCGTCATACACCGAAGTCAACGACGCCGGCTGCTCCAACTTCGTAAACCGATCCCGCTGAACCTCAACCATCCGATCCTTCACAACCAGATCAAGACGCTGCCCAGCGAAAATCTGCGTCTCACCCCACACAAACGGTTGCCCATCAACCATCGGAACCTGCGTCACCGACAAATCCGCAATCTGCTGCCGAGACTCAAACGCCCCCGCCCTAACAACAACAAACAGAATCACCCGGTAACCGAACGGAGAAAACACATCCCCCGCCTCAAACGGCTCCACATCACGGCCAGAATCATCCGACCAAATCACCGACAACTTACCCGACATCTCAACCAGCCCAGAAGCATCAGCCACCAAAGACGGCGACACCACCTCCAACCCAGAAAGGACACGCGCCGACCCATAAACCAAATCAGCCGAAAAGCCCAACTCAAAATCAGACGCCAACAACTCACGCATCAAATCAGTACCCGGACGCATCAACTAACCCCCGCCAAAGTAAAGTCAGACTCAGCATCCAAATACGTCACATAAGCAGCCTCAGCATCATCATAAGTAGCGTACGAATTCTCCATATCCTCATACGTCAAAACGCCAACACTAAGCGCCTCAGCCGGAGGACGAACCTCATCAGCCAAAAGAATCCACCGAACAGCCGAACCACCCAAAGCCGCATCAACCTGCTGACGGCGAGGCGCACGAACCAACCCAAAAAACGGTGTCGGCAAACCCAACGGCAAAGACGACCGGAAACAGATAATCGGCAACTGCCGGTCACCATAATCACCAAACACCGAACGCATCGCCACATCATCCGCAACCGTCGAAGTCAAAACACGCAACTCCACGCCACGCAAAGCAGAACGACCAAAACCAACCCACGTCGGATACTCCGACCCCGAACCCTGCACAAGCTCGCCGTCATCCTCACGAACCAAATCAGACGCCGAACCCTGCAACAACGTCACCTGAACGGCACGACTCGCATCCAAAGGATTCTGAATAGTCGTCCCTACAAACTCCACAACCGTCGAAGCCGGATCAGTAAACCCAAGAGTCTCCCCATCTGCATCAAACAACTCCGCCCGATACTCAACCAGCACCCCATAAGGCGGCTCAGTATCAACCCCCGCAAAACCGCCAGCAGCAAACACGCCAATGGCGCCGCGCACACGACGAACCTGCCCGTCAACCTCACGAACAACCGTCGCCGACACCGCCTCAACCGGCACAGAAGAGAAAACGAACTCCACACGCGGCACCGGAGCAAAATCAGTCCTCGGAGTTAGGGAAGGCTCATACATTAGGCAAGTACCTTCTTCCCATTCTCAATAACCATGCGCATCGACCCATCACGGCCACGCTCCCACACGTCCAAGAACGCCTCGAGCCCATTCCGGTTAACGCCAACCTCAAAGCCGCCACCGCCGCCGCCAATAGCCTCACCAAGCTGCGACAAAACCGCAGGCGACAACGGAATAACGGCCTCGTCGTAGCGGCCCTCACCAACAGTCGCCGCAATACCACCCGGACGGGCAGTAACAATGCCGCCGTCAGCCATCGCACGACGGCCACCGCCCGCAACACGCGCCGGCGAACTGCCACCGCCACCGCCAGTGAACGAAACGGTCGCAAAGTTATTGATTCGAGGAATGGCAATGTTCGCGCCGAACAATTGATTGAACGTGCGAATAATCGGGGCAAGCAAATCAAGGAACCGATTCAACACCCCAATGTACGTGTTCAAACCGCCCGACACGAAGTTGATAACACCCGCAAGCGCGTCACGGAAGAAACCAGAAATACCAAGCCCCAGATCCCGAAGAGGCTTAGGCAGCAAAGCGATGGCCGCAGCAGCTTCCTGCGAGGTAATCTTCCCGTCCTCAATAGCGTTAAAGAAATCCACCACGAAAGAAACGTTGGACAGAAAAAAGTCAAGCAAATCTAGGCCCGCGTCAGTGACCGCGATAATCGCAGGGGACGCGTCAACGAAAACGTCGACAAGCTTTTCCACCAGCGGCACACCGTCAGTGAGCATGAAGTCCGTAAACTTCTCAAACGCCGGGAGAAGCGCCTCGCCGACCTTCGCCTGCGCGTCCTCCAGCTTGGCGTTAGAGATGCGGGTCGCGTTCGCCAGACTGTCCTGCGTTTCGGCGAAGTCGCCCGCCGTCTTATCGGTCGACTCCAGCAGCAGCCCATAGCGGGCCTGAACCTTCTCCGCCTCCGTCAGCGCCCCAGTACCATCACCGATGCCGTTAGCAAGCGCGAACGCCTCCACCGCCGCCGCCGACATATCAATGCCGAAACGCCGAAGCGGCTCCGTCTCACCGGCAAGACCCGACTGGAACAGGCCGAGCGCGTCACTCACTTCCAAGTTGTACACGGAAGCGAAGTCGGCACCACGCGTCGTCAGGTCGTTGATAACGCCGACAACATCGCCACCCTCACCCGCGATCGTCCCCGCAAAGTTCGAGAACCTGACCGCAAGATCGTTGAACGCCCCCCGCGACAAACCAAGCCGCTTCGCCGCAGTCTCACCCAACTTGTCGATCTCGCCTGCGATCTCCCCATAGGAAACCCGCACAGCGTTGCCCGACTCCTGCAAGTTGGACGCCAGCCCGACCGCGTCCGTGAAGTAGCTCGTGATCGAACCGGCAAGGTTCGCGATACCCAATGCGGCACCGACAACACCGGCAGTCTTCAAGCCACCGATCAGGCCCGCGCCGAGAGCCGCACCACCCGCCTTGCCGGTCCTAGAGCCGGCAGCGGTGACCAAACCCATCTGCGAGTTGACCGCCGCCGCCGTCCCGTCAAGTGAAGGCAAAAACGAGTAGTATGCGGTTGCGAGTTCGGTCCCCTTGCGAGCCATGTCTAACCTCCGGGCGCGCGCCCATTCCGCTCCGTAAGGAACTGTCGAACATCGTCAATAGGAACCGCGCGACCAAACGTCTGCGACGACTTGTCGCCCGGCCGCTTCGTCGGCTTCGGCTTCGGACCCTTACCGCCGCCGCGCTGCCAGTTCGACCAAGCGAGCAGGTCTGCCACGTTCGCAAGCAGGTGAAGCTCGGCGGGCCAGGAAGGGCCGAGGGCTTCCTGCGCGGTCTGCGACTGCCGGGGCAGGAACTTCACCCAGACGGCGAAGTCGTCCCACCCGAGAAGCGGCGTACCCAACCAGGCAAGCCGAAGCCCCGCCGACAACAGGTCGTACTGGATTGCCTCCCTGTGCTCACGTATGAGCGCTAGGAGGCTTTGGATTCCCCCAGGCTTGCCGCCGACGCGGTAGTCCACGCGTCAGTGAGCGCACGAATCTGATGGGGTGACATGGTGCGCCACGCATCCGCAACATCGTCCAACCCCAACTCCTCGAGAACAGGAATGTGGCCGATGCCGCCACGCTTATCGGCCGCCTCGAGAACGGGCATGGGGATGTGCTGCATGAACGGGATCGAGTACGACTTGCCGTTGTGCTCGAAGGTGAACTGGATAGCCGCGTCGCTCAGATCGACGGTGGGAACAACAAAAGTCATGGTCGCCTCAGGTCTGCCTCGGGTTGGATTGTTTTACCTGTGGGGGTCACCGCCCGAGGCGTGACCGGCAACCCCCACAGGGGCTTGTTACGCGTCTGCGGTCTTGTAGATGTACGCCTTGTTGCCCGACGCGTCAGGAAGGCAGGTGATCGTCGCGGGCCACGAAACGGGCTGACCGTCAACGAACGTGACCGAAACCTCACCGGCAAGCTCGGCGTTCGGGCAGACAATGCGAATTGCGTAGTCGCCGTCGACAATCTCGAACACCCACTCGCGGGCACCGACCTGCTGGCCGTTCACCTGAATGGTCGTGTCCGTCAAACCAACCGACACGTTGTCCGAGCCGAAGATCTCCTCGACCACGGCATCGGACGACTCGATGAACGTCCAGTTGAACGACAAATCATCGGTGGCTTTGACGACCTTCACCGAATCGCCACCCCACGCACGGATCGTGGTGACATCGCCACCCTTCGTCATGGTGAGGCCGTCTTCCGAGATGTACCCCAAGCCGACGAATGCGACGTTGAGGGCGGTGGTGGTGTCTGTAGGGAGCGCCGTACCCACGGGGCCGGCGTACACGCCGCCCGTGGCCTTGGGCTTGCCCACTACGACGTTCGCGGCAGTGTTCGCCATTGTCGTTACCTTTCGATCAGCCTCGGGAAATGAAAAACGCCCCATGTCGGGGCGTTCTTGGTGGAGTGAGCTCGAGCAGCACTCCGGGTCTAAATAGCGGTTCCGCGTACTCCCACGGAAACCGTTGCCGTGTACCGGCTCTGCGTTGACACGTTCGGGTCGGGCAGATTCGCGGGACCGGCGAACACTTGCGGGTTGTAGAACTGCGCTCCGCCAGCAGATTCGATCGCGCGCAGATACGCCATCGTTCGCCTTGCGAGGGCGGATGCTCGAGCCGACTTGAGCGCGTAGCAGTCGACGAGGACCGTCACCCGCTCAACAACCAGTTCGGGCGCTGACCCACCAATGCGGTACAGGCGCACGAACTCGTCGGGGCGCGTCGCGGGAACATTCACGTACGCCCTCACCGTCGAGAACGACGCATCCGACGAAAACGCAACGTTCAGATAGCCGACGAGTACCGCTTCAACGTCTGGGAACTCGATTGCTTCCACACTGTCCCCCTAGTCGCGGTTGTTCTCAACGGCACGCGTCAACACCCTGTCCACCGCTTCGGCTTCTCTCGCCTCATACGACGCCGCGATGATCGCCACACGCGGTGTGCCGCGACGACCGGACTCGGCCTGCACCTCAAGAGCAAACCCGGCTTCGTCGCCGCCCGCCTCTTCGTGGATCTTCTGACCCAACTCCTCTAGCGCCGCACGAATCTCAGGGCTGCGGAGGAACCGCTGATATGCGCCGTTCACATCCCACGCGTTCGGGCCGATGCCGCGCGCGAACCGGACGACGACGTTAGCCATCGAAGCGCCTCAACATCGTCTCCGAGTGGGCGGTGTTCCCGTACGGGCCGCGCATCGCCAACGGCTCACCGACAACCTCGAACGTGTCGCCGTCGAACCTGATCCGGTCAGACTTGGCAAGGTCGATGCTGACGGGTCCAAGCAAGCGCGCGTTCACTTCCACCCCGTCACGCAGGTTGAGCTCTTCGGTAGATGAGATCGGCTGGAACCGGCACCCGGTCAGGTCAACCTCAACAGGCTCAACCGTCCAGTCGGGTTCCGGGTCCGGGTTGTGCGCATCCGAAACTAGCTGTGGACGCAGACGTGTCACCGTGTCCGTGTAGAAGCTCCTCACGGGCGCAACACCACCACGTTGCCCCGCTTCGGGAACAGGCGGTCAAGAACCCGCTTCTCACCCGTGGAAAGCTCCGAAATGGCGTTGTACGAGTCGAACCCATACGTCACCGACTCAGAGCCCCCCGTTTCCTGCTGCACACCCGCAGCAGCGGCAGGGTTCACTTCGGAAAGACGCGCGGCGACACCGCAAACAAGCTCGATCAGTTCGTCGGGAAGAGTCGCGTACCCATGCGAGTAAGTGACTTCGAGGTTCCCGCCAAACTTGGGCGTCTCGAGGAAGCCACCATTGCGCAAACGCCACTCATCGGCCTCGAGCGTGTAAGGGTTGTCCGGGTCGGTGTCGTTGTCGACAATCGAAGTGACCTCGGTCACCGGACGCTGCGGCAGAAGCACAACCGGCCCACGAACCGTGATGGTTGACGTGCCCGCTGTAATGTCCTGACGGATGTAGCCGCGCACGCGGGCGGATGCTCGGGCGAACATCGCGGCGGCGATGGTCCCGTACCCGTAGGCGGTTGCGTCAGCCTGAGTTGCAAGATTCGCCAACAAGGGAACCTCCTACGTTGTGAAGTTGGGGAGGCGGGGTGCCCTTGTGAGGCACCCCGCCAGAAGGGTTAGACCGTGGCGTCGAACTCGACCACAGCAAGGGCGGTCGGGCGAACAGCCGAAGCGCCGTACAGGTGCAGACCCTTCACGCCATCCGCGAAACGGTTCTCGCGACGAACAGCCTCAACCGACGTGATCTGCTCGGCGAACGTAACCGCGCTCGAGTGGCCGGCAATCGCGATACCGCCAGTGGCGGCAGCGTCCGTGACGGCGGGCAGGTTGTTCGACTTGTACAGCGACAGGCCCGCGATCGAACCGATGAATCCGTTCGTACGAGCGGCGGGGCCAGCCTCGTCACCAGGAGTGACGAACGTGTCCAGCTTGAGCAGGCGACCGTGGAGCGACGGCGAGACAACCGCGAAGCGGCCCTCCTCCGGCACGTTGTCAACATCGAGCGTCACCGCAAGGTCAACGAACGCGTCGTACAGGTTCTGGCCCGTGGTGTGAATGGCAACCGTGCCAAGGTCGTTCGCGCCACCCTGCACGGCCGTGTTCATGGTCGACAGGAGGAACGCGTCGGACACGTCACGCAACTGGTAGGTCGCGTTGTCGATGGCCTGGTTCATGATCGCGCCACCGTTGACAGCCTGAGCCGCCTCAATGTCGTCCAGCTCGAACGCGAAGTACTTCGCCTGATCGATGAGGAGCGTACGAGTCGCGTCGTCAATCTCCTCCCACGTGATGTCCGTGTGGGCGGTGTAGTTGCCGATCGCAACGTCGTTGACCGACGTGATCTTGACGGAGTCACCCATGCGGGTGATGTCGCCCTGGTAGTCGCGGTTGACGAGCGCACCCGCAACAGCCTTCTTGCGAAGGGCAACGAGAATCTGCGCCGACCAAATGTCGGGAATGAAGTTGGTAACAGCCATGATTGCTGTCCTTTCGGTGGGTTAGTTGCCGTTCATGAGCGCGTCAAGACGGCCTTCGTTCTTCGCCTGCACGATCTGTTCAGGCGTCATCTGCTTGAGCTGGTCACGGGATGTGATCTGCTTCACCTGACCCACCGGCTCGCCCTGCTTGCCCTGCGCATCCGAAGACGGAGCAGTCGAAGGCTTCGAAACCTTCAAATCGGCAAGCAACTCGTCCGCATCCGCCGACAACTCCTCACGGGTCGCACCAACCAGGCGTTTCGCCTGCGACGGTGTAAGACCCTTCTCGAGAGCGATCTCGTTTCGGGTTGCGGCAAGCTCGATCTGTGCGGCGCGCGCCTCAGCTGCAGCGGCCCGCTCGGACAACTTCTCGAGCTCGGACTTGTTGGCGTCCTCAATCTCTGCAAGCCGCTGAGCGGCCGCGGCGTTCTCCTTGGCGCGCTGTTCGTTCTTGCGCGCGAGGGACTTCCACTTCTCCAACTCGGAGGAGAGATCGGGGGTGGTTTCCTCGACAGGTGCGTCGACCGTTTCGGCCGGCTGCTCAATCTCGGGGTTGTCAGGCATAACGTGGTCTCCCGTTTCGGGTATGAAAAAAGCCCCACCGTTTCGGTGAGGCTTGATCCCGCAGGTTGCGGGAAGTTTCGAACGCGCGTTCGAGTGAAGCGCGTAAAGGTGTCGTGCGCGGCGCTGTGCGCCGATCTGAGGCGACAACAGGGCCGGGTGACCCTCCGGTATCCCCCCACATTTCAGGGGGCGCTATCGAACGTCTGTTCTACAAGGCGGAGGGGCCGGTGAACTTGTCCGACCGCCACACAAGCGACGGCCCAATCTCCCCGTGTTCACGAGTGACGATGAGTTCCGTGAAATCGGCTTGGCGCAGACCGTCCTTGTACTGAACCGTCTTCCCCCCGCCCAAGTCCCGAGCGCCCGAATCGGTGAGGCCGAGCTCGCGGCTGATCTTCCCGTGAGTGTCATCCAACAACTCCGGGTCGAGCACCTGCGGCGGCTCCCAATCAGACTCCACCTTGTCCACGCCGCAGTTACAACCAGGATGGATCGGCATCAACGTTCCGACCCGGTAGCGCTGCGTCGAAGCGATCACGCACAACGCGCAATCCTCCGTACCAGTCAACGTGCGCCGGTAGTAGACGAAGCCACCCGCAGACAACGAACGATCCGACTGCCGCGTCTTCACAAGCTGCATGTCCGTCGACACGATCTGCCGCAACCGGTTCTCCGACTTGCTCACCGCAGACGAGAACGTGCCACCTGCCGCGAGCTCCGCGTAAATCGTTGCCGCAGGCCGCTGATAAACCACATCAGCAGGCACACCGCGAGGCTCCGCAACAGCCTGACGTTCCAGCAGAACCATCGGAACGTCATCGCCACGCTCCTTGCCGACCTGCGAATGGAACGCCGCCGTCAACGCCGCCATCTTCGACTGCTGCGCCTGAATCACCGGCACAACCAGCCTCTTGAACCGGGCCACATCCTCATCCCGATACTGGCCCAACGCCCGCCACGAACGAACCGCAGCATTCACCGCGTCATTCTGCAAACGCTCCGCAGCGATCAGGTAGCCGGCGACGAACTCATCAGGCGACGGCATCGACAGTCACCGGCACGGGCGTCTCACGCGGGGCCGGCTGAGACGCAAGCAACGCCTCAATAGTCACCTGCTCCGCAGCCCGCTCAACCTCCATACGGTCAACCTCATCCGCCGTGAACCCCAAAATGCGGGTCATGATCGTACGGAACGGCACATCAGCCGACTTCGCCTTCACCGCCGCGTCATACTTCTCCGAAGTCGACACGTTCGTCGGGTCAGCAAACGCCGACTCCACAATGTCTTCAAAGTCCGGCTGCTCGACCCGCAACGCCCGCTCGAGGAGCTCGTCCAGTGACGGCTTGAACCGTGCGATGCGGTCCTTCGCCTTCATCACAAGACCCTCCTTGGCGAACTCCGACCCCGCCGCCGACTGGTTCGCGCCCTCAGGCACCAACATGGCAAGCGGAGTACGAGTGACGGCGGCGAAGTCGCGAATGTCGTCCTTGTTCGACTGCAACATGGCAAGGATCGACTGGGACGACTCCTGCGACTCCCACAGGTCAATGCCAGCGGGCAGATCCCACAGGGCTCCCGGCGAGGGCGTGAACACGGCCGCGTAGTCGATGGGCTGCTGGTTCTCGTCAACCGCAGGCAGACCACCCTTCACGGCCCGCTGACGGAACGCCTGCATCGCCATCGTCACCAGACGGTCAAGGTTGCCCTTGTTGATCCGGTCAAGAATGTCCGTGTGCGGCTCGAACTCGCCCATGCCATCGTGGTTCTCGAACACGACCACGGGAACGTCGCCCGTGTACTGCTCGACTGAGCCCTCAACAAGCTTCCAGCCGTACTGTGCGCCAGTCCGCAGACGCGGCTTGTTAGAAGTGTCCTCCGGCGTAACCCACGCGGGCCGCTCGTACTTGACCTTCTCGCCGTTCGCCCACACGTACGCGTAGTCCATCTCAGCGTCAACATCACGCCACACCTTCACCGCCGCACGCGCAATCCACGGCCGCAACGGATCAGTCGCCGCATACATGAACTCCGGCTGCTCCGCCGTAATCACCGGACGGCCCAAAGCCGAACGCCCCAACACCATGTAGCCGATTGACACAGTGAGTGCGTCACGAATGGCGTCCGCGAACGCAATGTCCAAACGGTTCTCACGCCAAATCCGACGAACACGATCATCGTCCGAGCTTGACGAACCCACCATGACACCGTTGACGACGATGCGCTCAGACAATGCGTCAATCACAAGCGCGCCAAAGTTCGTGCGCGCCTTCGCCTGAAACTCCTGCCACGCCGCACGCACATTCGCGCCAGCCTCCGGCAAAGGAGCCTCACCATTCACATACGACCGCAGCCGGTCAATACGCGGACGACGATCATCAAGTCGCTTCGTCAACACGGGCAGCCAGTCCTCAGGCGTCACCGGTGCACCCATGTGGTCCCCCTAGTAGATCCGCCTCGGACGTTGTGAATTACTAGCCCCAAAACCCTTACCCAGGGCATCAAGGCGACATGTGTAAGCGAGCATCGCCGCATACGCGGCATCAATCTTCGCCAGATAGTCGTTGTTCGGTTTGCGTAGGACAATGCCCGAGCGAACCTTCTGCCGCCGCGCGTTCAAGAAGTGTCGGGTGAGTGCACGGTTCCCGTCATAAGACGCCTCACCGTTCACAATCGCCGAATGCAAAGCGTCAAAGCCCTGCACCACCTTCGAGATCGCACGCGTGTTGAAAGCGACCGGGTTATCCTGCGACGCCTTCACCTTGAGCTGACGAAGGTATTTCGCACCCCACGCCGCGACACGGCCCTCCCACATCGCCGGATCCGCATAGAACCCCACAACGCGGTACCTCTCGAACGCTTCCTTGACGGCCTGCTCAACCTCAAGCTCAGGCAACACCCACGACGCCTCACCAGGCCCATCCGGGGGCTCCCAGACACCTAACGAGAACAGGTGACCGTCAGACACCCGACATCCGACAAGGGCAGTCGCGTCCGGCTTCGACTTCGACCGACCCCGCGAGCCGTCGAAGCCGAGGACAACCGCGTCGGTCTTCGAAACAACCTCGTCGGGCTTCTCAATCGCCCTCAGCTCGGGCTGGGACAGCCACGAATCCGCAGCATGCGTGATCTGGTTCAGGAAGTCCGACCGCATCACCTGAGGGTCGTTCGACGTGTCATAGAAGTCCGACGCGATACGCGCGATCGGCGACCAGCCAGGCGGACACGGCGGATCGTGCAACACGCACCCGTCAGGGTGGTCCGACGAATCCCCATAAGCCACCCGAAGGCCCGCAACCAGCGACTCATAGTCGGCAGGGTCCGTATCGGCCGGCGCTTCACGATGCGAATACAGCAGAGAACGCGTCTCCGTCAGCTTCGCGAACTCACCCGACTTGATCTGCTCCCAGAACACCGCAGACTGCTCAGCCACCGAATTCTCACCCGGCGTGAACGCGTTAGGTGACTCAATCGTCACCCCACCGATCTTCGTCGCATTGTTCCGCAACACCTGAGCAAACCGGACGCCACCGTTACCGGCAACCCACTCCTCCGTCTGGTCCATGATCGCGCACACAGCACGCGCACCCTTAGCCGACCGAGCCGAACTCGTACGCGACTCAATCCGACCCCGCTCGAGCGCCACAAACGTATCCATCGGATCGATCCGGTAGTTATCCACCACCGGGCCGTTCCGCAACATCTCAAGAAGCGGCGACCACGTATTCGCCGTCTGCTCCTCAGTCACAGCAGTCACCAAAACAAGCGGCGTCATCTGCGTAGACCACTCACGACCCACCGGCTGCCCCGAGGCGTCCCAGCCGTCAAACAGCACGGGGGCGAGCGCCTCGGCGCAAGCAATCGCGGCGAGGAACGGAGACTTACCTAACCCCATCCTCTTGGACGCTGAAGCACCGCACGATGCTTCACTCGCTGACCAGTGCTCGGGTCCAGTTCGTAAAGACGAACAAGAAACTCCAACTGCTCTCGCGTGACTTCAAACGGCTGCGCTTCATCGCTATCAGGCGATGCAAGGTTTGCGGACATCCAATCTGCAATGTCCCAACCAAGCGAAGGAAACGGATCACCGTTTGGCTTCCAAGGGATAGTGGCTCACCTCCACCCAATCTTCCGGCTCCTATTGAGCTTCCATTCCATGACGAACCGGCCCTGCTTCCTGCAATTGCAGGACATGCAGGCCGGAAGTATGTTGCCGATCGAGTGGGTTCCGCCTCTGACAAGCGGAACAACATGGTCCATAGTCAGGCGGCGGCGCTCTCCGCAGTACACACAACAGAAGTTGTGACGCCGTTGAAGTCGCAGCCAATCAGCAGAAGTGAACTGGTGTGATCCCGCACCCGCCTGCGCCGCACGGCGCTTGCGCTTCGTGGCCTGCCCGACGTGAGGGTTTTCTTTCGCGTATCGCGTCGCGTAGGCGATCCGATGCTCTCTCTCGCGCAAGTACCGCGCCGCATCGTCGCGTTCACGTCTTTTCTCCACCGCGCGGGTCTTGCAGAGCACGGTGCAGTAGCGGGCTGAGATCATGCGGTGCAGAAGGCTCTTGCCGCACTCGAGGCAGTTCGGGAACTCGCGTGTCCTCGGAGTGCCGTGCCGGTCGAACCAGCTTCGGCAGGCTTGGCTGCAGTAGACCGTCTGCGCGTGCCTGTGGCTTATGTCGCTGGGGCACGCCTTGCATGTACGCTGGGTCACATCAACTCCTCATCCGAGTTGGTCACGCCCCCGGACTGTTGACGCAGTCGCGGGGGTCTAAAGTTTTCTCTAGCCTAGTCGCTCGGATTTGTAATGGGCGCTAACCCAGTTCGCTAGATATTTCCACCGGGAACCGCTGACGCGAACCGCGCCGCGTGACAACCTTCGACTCGGCCTCATCCGTCTGTGCGAACTGCAAACGCAACCGCAACCGGTCCTCGGGCGTAAAGCCATACTTCGCCTCTCGCAACCGCAACTCGGGAGCATGCTTCGTGTTGCCACGCCAAAACTCGGCATGCAGCATCGCCGTGTCGAGCAGGTACGACCAGTCCATGTCAGTGAACTCGGCGGACAACGGGTGCGAATCGAGCATCGCCCACCACACCAAAGTCGGTTCAGGCCACTCAAACGGAACCATCTCCGTGTAGGTGTTGCCGTTGATCTTGCTTGTGCGCTCAACCTCAAACTCGGGGAGCTCCGGCTTAGCCGCAACAACAGCCTGCACAATGCGCAGCGGAATGGGATCTTTCGAATGCCCCGCCCGCTTATCGGCAGGCTTCGGCGCAGGGCCACGACCAGCCATAAAACAACCTCCCGTTTCGGGACAACAACGGCCCCGTTTCGGGAACGCCTACAACAACACGCGCGAACCGGTCACAGTCATGTACCGGCCCCGCGTGTAGAACTCCACATGCAAGCCATCGATCGTTCGCCGCCAGCCGGGACCGGGCTCAGCCCACACCCACGCATGCACACCCTCGCCAGAAGGCGACCACTCGACGTAGAACGCGTCCAGCCCCGCAAGGAACTCTCGAGCGGCCTCCGTGAGCTCGCCGTCGACCGCGCAATGGTCCAGGTCGTAACAGCCGATACCGTCGCCGCTCAGAACAAACCCAACACCGACGCCGACAGACGATGCCCGCGCCGCCTCATAACTTGCCCACGTCGCAGGATTCGTAGAAGACCCCGCACCGCCGTGCACAGACAACGGCGTCTTGTCCGGAGCCCAACGCACCCACCGCTTACGAGAAGTCAACTCAACCGGAAGCTTCTGCCGACTCAGGCGAGCACGACACCTAGCCGAACACGTACGAGATCCAGCGCGCCGCGTAAGCAACGAGAGGCCACAGATAACGCAACTGGTCATACCCAAGTGTACCGCGTGTCACAGATAATCCGCATGATTACTGGGCCGGGTCTTGCGCGAACCCCTGAGAAGCCGCGAAAAATGCGCAAAAGCACCTCGCCCCAACCAGCGCCTGAAAATCCTGCACAAAGCCACCAGCAGCCCGCCAGGGGCAAAAATCCCCAGACCCAGGGCCACAGAA